TGCCGGAGCCTCGGCCACCCCATGCGCCTTTGTAGCGGCTGGGGTTGAGCAGGGGCAGCGCCCACTCGGGGGTGGGGAGTTGGAGGGTGGTCATGCCTTTACAACAACACGCTCAATGCGCTGCACCAGCGGGTTAGCCGGGTCGCCCGACACTTCGATCTTGTCGCCGTACTTTTTCGGGGCCAGCTTGGACAACAGCCATTTGCGGGTGTCAATCTGAACCTTCTTATCGGCCACTGCCCCCAAGTCCGTGCCGCCTGATTCGGTCGAGCCAACTGGGCGGTCGGCAATGTCGAGCAAATCGCTTGCCATCATCTCAAGCAGGTCTTCCCGCGCACGCGCATAGTCTGCGGCCAAGGCGGGGTCAGCGTTGAGCCAATCGTTGAAAGTGCTTTGATTGACGCCAGCGGCTTTGCAAGCCTTGAAAGCACTCAAGCCACTGCGCATCCCTTGCAGCACCAATGCGCTGACCTTGGCCCGGTCTTCGCTGCCTGGCTTGGTGGGCTTTGCTGGCGCTTTTGTTTTGTGTGTTTTCGTGGTCATGGTTGATTGTCCTCCAGTTCAATGAGCTTGTCCAAATAGTGCCGGGCTTTCTTGAGGTCATTGATTCCGCCCTTGTCGCGCCAGCGAGATAAATATTTCACGATGTTGCCCTCGAAGTAGCCGAGTTGGTTGGCTGCGATGAAGTCCCAAGGCTGGATGGACTTTGCCTTGTAGTGGTCGCCGCCGACCTGGGTTTGGTTTGCTTGTGAATCTAATTCTTTGATCGCCGACCACAGATTGTCGGCAGCATCACGAAGGGATTCTTTTTGAGTAAAAGGAGCAATCTCAAATTCAAGACGATCCATTTCTTTACGCAATTCTTTTGTCATAGTTCCTCCAAATTGAGTTTGACGAAGTTGAAAAGTTCAGGCCTGAGCTTAAGCAATTTGCTGTCTGCGCCCCGGCTGCCAAGGTAAGACTTTTCCTTGTCCCAAAAGAGCCAATAGTTGGCCTTGCTTTCGACCCTTTGGGTTGCGGCCACTTTGACGCTGATGTAACGATTGTTGGGGTCTGTGTTTCTGGTGTAGACCACCCACTCTGAGCCGTACATTTCGCGGAGTTCAAAAGCCTCTGTCCATCCATCGGCCATTTCGTGGTTGCCTCGGTATGTTTTGATCATTTGATTCTCCAAATTCTGATGCCATCACCCTCTTTTTTTGATGTGATTTTTTTGCTGTTTCTGGAAAAGTATTTCTGCGCTGCCCAAAATGCTCGATTTGCATCATAAGCGCCGGGAATATAAATGCTGTCCCCGACTTGCAACTCGTGAAAGTTGTACTCAGAGGTTCGAGTTCTTGCATCCGGTGGAGGGATGTTCTTTTCAATGGCAAACATGGGTTTTTCTCCTTTGGTTGTTTCCAATGTCCCAAGTCTAACATACTTTTTTCACAATTCCAAAATTCCGCATCATCAAGGTGGGTCGGGACAAGGACACCCCTATTTCATATTAGGGGGTTGTCCTGATTGTCCCACCCCCCATTGAATGCTTTGCCCGTTGGACAAATGTCCCGATTTTCTTGTCCTGTCCCGATTGTCCTAGGGAAATTAAGACAATGTGACATTTCATCTTGAGGACTTCGAAAGCATCATGGAGGATGCCGTGATGTTGTCTGAAACAAACCATCCTGTGGGTGTTGCTTCAATAATCTGTGCTGTCAGCAGGTTATAAATCAAACGCCCTTTTTTGCTTGCCTGCGCATATGTTTTCGCTGTTGATTCTGATAATCCCTCATTTGTCATAAGATAATAAATCAATGCGCTTTTAGAGAGAAACGGGCTGCCGTTAAATTCCTCTGCTTGTGCGTGCCACCAAGCGTTTGTAAATTTCCGAATATCCTTTGCATATTCGGATTCGCCTTTTTGTTTTTGCTCAGGCACGTCATTTTCAATTTGAAAAACTGCGCCTTTGATTTCCTCGCCGTCCTCATCAAACCATCCAAGGGCCACGGGTTGCAGCTTGCCAAAGAAGGGCTGTGGTTCCTCTGTGTCTTTCATCTTGGTGCAGGTCACTTCGATGAGGCCGTCTTTCTTGCTGACCAAGATCTGGGAGTCCATCGAGGCCTTCCATGCGCTAGACCCCCTGGCCCTGTTCTTGGCTTCAATAGCGTTGCCAGTGTGGTGCACCAGTGTCATGCCTGAATTGAGGGCACGGCCAACGATCTGGACTGCGTTGAGCATGTTTCGGGTGTCCTTGGCGTCATTCTCGTTGCCTGACATGTGGTTGTTCACGGTGTCGATGGTGACTTGCACTGCGTCCTCGGTGGTCAACTCGCGCACGGCCTTGATGATCTGGGCCGAAGCTGTTGGGCTGTCCATGTCAATGGCCTTGTTGGAAATCAGCAGGTTGTCTAGTCGGTCGATGTTGTGGGCTTTGCACCATGAGGCCACGCGCTGGCGGATGCCGTAGTTACCCTCGCCTGCCATGTAGACCGAGATGCCCTTCTTGGTGCGGTGGCCGTGCCAGTCAATGCCTGCGGCGATGTGGCAGGCAATGTCTAGGGCCAAGAAGGTTTTACCGCCGCCTGACTCGCCGTAGATCATGGTGACTCCAAGGTCTGGCACCCAGCCCTTGACAATCCATTTGAGGGGTGCGGGTTGCCCGAGGTATGAGCTGGCGCGGGTGAAGAAGTATTCCTGAGTCTCTGCTTGGGCTGCGGCCAGGATAAAGTCGGCAGATTCTGAGCCGATGCCTGTTGCGGCTGCGATGTCGCTATCCGGCTCGTACCTGGCCACGCTTTTGACGATCTGGGCCAGTTCGGATGATGGCAAGGGAATTTCACACCGAGTTTCGTTGGCAATGGACAGCGCGGCCATGATTTCGGCCTCTGTCATGCCGTAGCGCCGCATTGCACCGCCCATGGCTGTCAGGCCATTGTTTCGGCTGCCTTGGATGAGTCCGCCGCCTGTGGTGGCTTGCTGGCGCTCGGCAGGCTTGCGCATGGCGCTGTATGCCTGCATCCAGGTGGCCGGGACTTTGAACGGGGCCACGCCGTCAAATGGATCGCTGGATGCTTCCCACTCGTAACGCCTGCCTTCGATGGTGCTGGGGAATGCCACAAAGTAGCGGCCATCGGCCAGCAGGTCAACGCCTTCGGTGAGCTTGCAAGACCTGATCTCAGGCGTGTAGTCGGCAATGTGGTGATAGCCACCGCCTGCGGTCATTTGCATTGCGCCATCGGGTACAGCGCCGTGAGCATCTGTCCACTCCAGCCATGAGTTGTCGCCGCCGTTGCGCGGGTCAATGTCAAAGACGATGATGCCTGAGCGTTCGCCTGCGGCAATTCCAATGTTGAAGTCTGGATTCTGTGCCCACCACCGTGTGATCTGCTCTGGGTCTATGGTTGCGTCCTTAACGCCGTGCTGCGTGGCCGGAACTTTGCCATTGGGCACCACCGGGATGACATGCCAGCCCCATGAGGCATAGGTAAGTGCTGCCTCAGCTTTGGTTGTCATTTGTTTGCACTTCCAGGTAATCGCTCAGGGCTTTGACCGTCTCATAGAGGGGTTTGGATTCCTCTTGCATAAAGCGATAAACAGTGGCCGGATGGATACCTGCGTTTTCGGCCACCCTCTTAAGGTTGGCATCTTGTAGCCTTTTTTTGATCTGCTCAACAGTTAACATTGTTTGCACCTCTGTAAAAATATTTGCGGGAGTGCTTACACTATACCCGATTTTGTGTGTATGATTCCCCCACACCACAAACAGATTCCCTGACAGTGGTGCAAAAGAAGGAGAGCCGAAGATGGCTATCAATTTGAAGACGACCGGAGGCTTGACAGCCAATGGTGTGAAGTTGTTGGTTTATGGGCAAGCTGGGGCTGGCAAGACTACGCTGGTCAAGACGCTGCCCAATCCAATTGTGCTGAGTGCTGAGGGTGGCCTGCTGTCCATTCAGGATGCTGATCTGCCCTACATTGAGATCGCCTCGATGGATGATCTGCGCGAGGCCTATTCCTGGCTGACAGGCAGCGCAGAGGCGGCAGGATTTCAGTCAGTGGCTTTGGACTCGATCAGCGAGATTGCCGAGGTGTGCCTGAACACCGAGAAGAAGGCGAACAAAGACCCGCGGGCTGCCTACGGTGCGATGCAAGAGCAGATGGCCGACATCATCCGTGCGTTCCGTGACCTTCCCGGCAAGCATGTCTACATGTCTGCCAAGCTGGAAAAGACGCAGGACGAAATGGGGCGGGTGCTGTACAGCCCTTCGATGCCCGGCAACAAAACTGGCCAAGCCCTGCCCTATTTCTTCGATGAGGTTCTGGCCTTGCGGGTCGAGCGCGATGCCGAGGGCGTGACGCAACGCGCCTTGATGTGCGACTCTGACGGCCTGTGGTTGGCAAAGGATCGCTCTGGCAAGCTGTCTGGATGGGAAGCGCCGGACTTGGGCGCGATCATTGCCAAGATTGGGGGGAAGGCATGATTCTCGACCAAGAAATCCAACTACGAAGCCTGGAAGGCCTTGTTGGTCACACGATCAAGGCCGTGATTGAGAGCACTGGCGGAAAGCGACATGCCCGCCTGGTGATCGTGACCGATACCGGCTGCTGGCTTGCGCTTGATGCCACAAGCGATGGCGACCGCGACTACGAAATATTGGAGGTCGATCCGCCAGGCTTAGGCATGGCAGACATTCCGCTTGGCGATTACCTGAGCGCCCACGACGCTTTCACGCACGGCTTGATCAACAAACCGACACACAACATTTTGCGGGCGAAAGAAGAAGAGGCCGTAGCTGCTGAAAAAAAGCGCAAAGCTGATCGGCTACGCAAAGAACTCGCTGAGCTGGAAGGCGGTGCAGCATGATCTCCACAACCGACATGAACGAGCTGGCGCAGATGTGGCTGCGTGCAAAACAGGCTGAGAAAGATGCAACAGAGGATCGACGCGATATTGAGGACCACATCA